CGTGGCGGCGCGCGTCGCATCGCTGCCGAACATCGTGTTCATGGCGAGCGTCTGCTGCTCTTGCGAAAGCCCGCCCATCTTCTGCTGCAGGATCTCGGCGACCTGGCTGATGTCCTTCATGCTGCCGTCGGCGTTGACGAAGTTGATACCCAGCTGCTTCATCATGCCGGCTGCCTTGTTCGTGGTCGGCACGAGGCGCGTCAGCATCGTCTTCAGCGAGGTGCCGGCGTCGGAGCCACGGATGCCCTTGTCGGCGAACTCGGCGAGCACGGCGACGGTCTCCTGCAGGCTCATGCCCGCCGTCGCCGCTCCGGGGCCGACCTGTGAGAGCGCGAGCGCGAGATCGGAGACGTTGGCGCTCGAAGCGTTGGCGCCGCCCGCCAAAGCCGCAGCAATCGAGGCTGCGTCCTTCGCCTGCAGCCCAAAGGTGTTCATCGCGTTGCCAGTCACCGTGGCGGCGTCGGTGAGGCTCATGGCACCGGCGGCGGCGAGGTCCATGGTGGCCTTCAGCGCGCCGCCCTTGATCTGCGCCGGCGTAAACCCCGTTTTGGCGAGCTCGAGCATCGCGTCCGCGGCTTCACCCGCTGAGAAGACTGTCGCTGCGCCCATATCTTTCGCGTACTTTGTGAGGTCGGCCAGCTCTGAGGTCGAGGCGCCGGAGGCGGCCTGCACCTGATTCATGGACGTCTCGAAAGTAGCCGCAGACTTGACCGCCAAAGCACCTATGGCGAGCAGCGGCAGGGTCACGCCCATGGACATCTTCTTGCCGACGTCGCTCATCTTGCTTCCGACCTGGCCCATGCGCTGATGCGCATTGTCCACGCCGCGGTTGAACCCCTTGTCGTCAAGCCGTAGGAAGACGACCAGTTCGCCGAGGTTGAGAGCCATCGCCTACGCCTTCGCTTCCGGTGGCGGGAAGACGGCAAGGCTGAGGCGCGAGTCGACGTCGAGCAGGCCCACGATGCGCACCTTCAGCCAACGCCATGAGCGCCGTTCAAGCAGGCCCGGCTGCGCTAGGTCTATGCCGTATCGCTGCTGCATGTCAGCCTCTATGAGGTTCCAGTGTCCGAGGAGGGTTTGCCAACTGGCGCCGTCTTTGCTGCTCGCTTGCGGGGGGTGGTCGATCCAGAGCGGGAGCCCCGAGACCGGGTCGACTTCGTCGAGCCCGTCGCCCGACGAGTCTCCCGGTTCGGGGCCGCTGCTTCCCCCTGTGAGTTCCACACGGCTTCGGCTTGCTCAAGACCGTTGAGGTGGTAGGAGATGAGCGTCCCGAACAGCGTCTTGAGCTGCTCGCTGTTCATCAGGTCGAGCATCTCGTCTTTGAGTCCGCCGAACAGCTCGGCCTCGAGCTGCTTCTGCTCCTCGTCGCTGACCATCTCCTCGCCGTCGGCGAGACCGTCCTCATTGAGGATGCGGTTGACTTGCTCCTGTAGCGTTTGCAGCCTGAGCATGGAGCGCGCCGATATGCTGCCCGGAAAGCTGTAGAGCTTCCCGTGTATGGGCAGCACTATCGGCGGCGCCGTCAGAAACTCATCGAGCTCACGGAAGGCCATATCTGAGCCTTCCGGTTAGGTGATCGTGACGGTGACAACGGCCGTGATCGACTTGCCGACCGAGTTCGTGACGTAGACGACCTTTGCCCCTGCCGCGATCGCTGGGGCAAGGAAAGTCAGCATGCCGTCGCTGTGCACCACGAACTTCGTGATGGGCTCTGCAGCGAGCAACATGCTTTGCACGTCGGCCACTCCGGCGGCGAAGAAACCAACCCCGTAGAGCGTGTGCAGCGTGCCGCCAGCCTGAACGCCGACCGCCGGGGTGACGCTGTAGAGCACCGGCACGGCAGCAGCGCCGTCGGGGTGTGTGATCGCTGTACGGATGCCCTGACCGTTGAGGTTCACCGACACGCCGTCCAGGTCGTCCATGCCGCCGCCGTCGGGCTTCCACTCGACCGAGGCATAGCCCTGGTACGCTTCGACCTTCGGGCCGCCGGAAGTCATCTCGTACCAGCGCACCTCAACGGTGTTGAGGATGCCCAGCAGAGCGGAAGCCGCGCGCAGGACCTCTTGACCAGCGTCGTATGTGGTCACGGTGTCGCCGGTCTTGCGCCAGATCTTGCCGTCGATGCCCCAAGCCAGCTTAGTGATGCTCTCGCTGCCCCAGCCATCGCTGTTCAGGTCGCTATCGTCCTTCTTCGTCGGATCGACGCTCGGCTTGAATTCGCTGAGGCCGCGAACGGGAATCCAGGTCGGAGCTCCGTGTGTGCCCGTGTTGACGTCGAGCCGCCACTTGCGGACCAGCGTCGGGGGGCCGAGGGGTGTTACTGCAGTGGCGGGCATAGCGTCTCCTTAGGTTCGGTTCGTGCTGGGGAGGTGGACAGTCAGGTAGTAGTTGTGCGCGTTTGACCAGCGCAAGTTATCGTCCTGGCCGAGGGTCTTCGCCGACTGACGTAGACACTGCACGACCGTGACCCCTGTCGAGAGCGTGAGTGCCGTCTTGCCGTGCAAGAGGTTGAAGATGGAGTCGGAGAGGTCGTCCACCGGGCGCGGGTCTTGCCCGCCCCAGCGGCAGCGCACCTGTACACCGAGCACCGAGTCCGAAAGCGCCGGGCTGTCGCTGACGGGGTAGGCCGTCAGCGTGACGATGCGATCCGGCGCCGGCGGGACGTTGCGGATGACGATCCCGGTCTGTAGCGCCGTGTACTCGCCGCTCGGGCTCCACGTCGCTCCGATTCCGCCCGCCGCGAGGTAGACGGCCAGGCCGGTGAGCAGATTCGTGTTGAAGCCTGAGGGCACGTTACCAGCCGGTCCATTCGGCGGCGGTGAATACGCCGGAGGCGCTAGTCTTCACGAACAGCGAGCCGGAACAGTTCCACTCGATGGGCAGGCCCACGGGGCCTGATGTGATGTAGGCGCCGCCGTCGACGATGGCGCAGTGCGCGTTGTAGGTATCCTTCTCAGCGTGGATGAGCGTGATGGCCGTAGCCAGGTCGGAGGCGTCGGCCACGGCCAGTAGGGTGGCTCGGTTGGTGGCGTCGCCGACTCCGCCATGAGCGACGGTCGCGTCTGCCATGTGCGCCAGCAGCGCCGCCTTGGCAGCGTTCGCTGAGACGATCACGGCGGCCAGGTCGGCGGCGGTCACGTCACCGATGGCGACGTGGCTGTTCCAGTACGCCTTGTAGAGGTTCAGGTTCGTGCGGCAGCCGGCGGTGTTTACGGCGTCCGCGGCGGTGGCCGTGACGAGGCGCACGTTCTCGACGTCGGAGACCGAGTGCGCCGCCAGCGAGGCAAAGTGGTCGAGGTAGGCTAGCCGCAGGGCGTTGGTGGCGGCGACCAGCAGCGCCTCAGAGTCTGGCACGCCCGGCAGCGTGAGGACGGCGACCGCGGCCGAGTGGAAGACCACCGAGGCGGCGTGCGCGATGAGGTCGGCCTTCAGTTCGGTGTACAGCGTATAGCCGGCGGCGAGGTCGCCGAGCCCCATGTCGGCGGCGCCGGTCGTGTTCGTGGCGTCTGTGGCGAGGTGGCCGTCCCAGAACGCAGCCCCGGCCGCGACGTGGTAGGTGAGGTTGGCGATGTGCGTGTTGCAGTCGGCCATGATCTCGTCCACGGCAGTCTTCGACTTCGGCAGGTCGTCGGGGTCGGCCGCGCCGATGGTCGCAGTCGTGTCCGCGATGTAGTGCGTCACGATGGGCGCGTAGACGAGGCTTTCCGTGATCACGCGCGGACGGATGACCATGCCCAGCGTCTTCGCGTCCGGCGTGACCTTCACGTAGGCCGCGCCACTGGGCGTGTAGGCGGTGCAGACCGGGGTGCTTGGATACGGCACCGGCCCGCGTATGAACTGCGCTTCTTCGTGTGCCATATCAGGCTCCTAGACTCTTCTTGATTTCGCGCGCGATGATGGCGTTGACGGCCCCGCGCTCGGCGTTGAACGGCGTCTCGAGGTACTTCGCCTGTCGGCCCGCGTCGTGGCTGTAGGACATTTCCTCGTGCTGCCTCACGGCGTAGGGCGTGTCATAGGAGACAGCGGAACGCAGGCGCACCGTGTCCATGCTGGCCGTGCCCGAGCGAAGCAGGGTCGATTCCTCGATGGGCACGATCTTGTTCGCCTCGGTGAGAACGTGCTCGGCGGCGAGCATGAGGCCGCGCGCCGCCGCCAGTCGCTCGGCCACCTTCACAGCGTCGCCGTGCCATTTGAAGTCTCGGCGGATGCTCATGCGCAGGTGACTCGTGTGTAGACGACGGAGCTGCGGAACAACTGGTAGTTGATCGTCAGGACCTGGCAGAGGCGGCCCTCGATGGTGATGCGGCTCTTGGGAACGAACACATCGTCGTCGGAGGGGTGCACATAGATGATTGCCTGCTGCACGACGTCGCCGGCGTCGTTGCGCTCCAGACGCAGGGTCGCGTCGACGTTGCACTTCACCTGAAGCGGGGCCGCGTAGAGAGGACCATAGGCGCTCTCACCGGCGTACTTCTCGACGGACACGGTGTCCTTGAGCATGGACCGGCGCAGCTTCACAGCGTGCTCGCTTCAATGTTGTAGAGGCCAGCGGAGCGCAGGATGCGGGCCGCACGCGGGGCGAGGATCGCGGCGCTGTTCGTCTTCGCCATGACGCCGCCGATGGACAGATAGGTAACGGGGCCGAGGATGTCGTCCTCTTCGTCGCCGGCCAGCCAGAACTCGACCTGAGCACAGGTCGCGTCGCGGAAGGCGGCGATATCGTCGGCCTCGGTGGGGAAGCCGTCAACGTCGTGCTCGTAGACGGCCGTGCGGCAGTAGTCGTCGATCAGTTCGCTGGCCCGCGTGAGCAGGCGCGAGAGGTCTTCGGGTGGGGCGATGGTGACGGCGGGAGCAACGGCGCCGTAGCCGCTGCCCCCGCCCGTCAGGGTGAGCAGGGTGACCACACCGTTCGCCACGTCTGCGGTCGCGGTGGCGCGAACGCCTGTGGTTGGGGCCGCGATGGTGACGGGTGGGGCGGAAAGGTAGCCGTAGCCGCCACCAGCGCCGAGCGTGAGGCCGTTCACTGAGCCTGCAAGCACCGTTGCGCTCGCTGTGGCGGTGACGTAGGCCGGCACGAATCCCGCGAAGGTCGCGAGCTCGTCGCTGGTGGCGTAGGCGGTCATGTCAGGCCTTCTTCTTCGGGACGGCCTTCTTCACGGGCTCCGGGGCCGCGAGCGGATCCGGCTTCACTGCCTCCGGTGGCGCGTCGATGCGTGCCCACGCGGAGACGCCGTTGTACTTGTCGTCCTCGTCGAGCGTCTGCACCTCGACCTGTTTGCCGCTGAAGACGTGCTGGTACCAGCGGGCCATGACTCAGGTCCCGGACTGGACGGTCTTCTTCTGCATGGCGATGATGTAGCCCGTGGTGTTGGCCTCCACGGTGATGCGCACGGTGCCGTTCGCCTGCAGGAAGCGCGCCGACTCCAGCGGCGGCAGGATGACCATGCCGGTGGTGGCGGCGATGGCGCTGATCACGAGGTCGCCGATCCCGGACGACTGCGCCGCCCGGCCCGCCGTCGTCGGTCCCTTCTTGACGGTCACGGTGTTCGTCGTGCCCTCGGTGTTGCGCACGAGGATGACCATGTCCTCCAGCGGGCCGGTGGGCGTGATCACGTGCGTGTTGGCGTGGACGATCGCGGTGCCGATGGTGGCGGCGACGTCCGTGCCGTCGTTGTCGTCCCAGGTCACATTGACGACTGCGGTGTCT